TGGCGCGGCGTTTGAATGCAGACGGCTATCCGGTGCCGCAACCGCATATCATGATCCAGTGTGAGATAAACCAACCAAAGGATTTGATATATTTTGGGATAAGGCGGGAAGAGTTGGGAAGAATCGGGGTGTGATTTGCAAGAGCCTTGCAAAAATATGCGAGGGTTTCTCTGCCCGGTTCCCGATTATTTTTCCGCGTCGTTTGGCGGGAACAGTTGCCCTTGTCGGCGGGCGAGGTCTTCGGCGCGTTTGTTTTTGATGATTTTGTAAGCCCAGACCAGTGAGATGCCGTGCTTGCGGGCCAGCTCCTGGGTGTTGCGACCATTGTATTCGCGCCAGAAATTTTGCGCCATGCGGTGGCTGTGGATGTAATCGCCCTTGGGGAAGTAGACGGTGATGCCGCCCCAGGCGCGGGCGACGCGCTCGGCGGCTTCCTCGCCCAGGCTGCTGGCTTTGATCGGGTCGATTTGGCCGTACTCGACCAGCACAGCCTGGACGTGGGCGGCCATGTCTTGCAGGAGCTCGGGGGCTTTCATTTTGAAGGATTCGTCGTTCATGATGACTCCTGGCGTTGCAATGCGGCGCGGTCAATGCGGTCTTGCCATTGTTTGAGGGTTTCAATCACGCGGCTGGCTTGTTGGATATCCAGCCATTGCAGGGCATCGACGCCGGTGATGCGTTTGATGTAGGCGGCGAGTGCGGTTTCGGACGGGTCGCGGACTGCGCCCATTTTGTGCAGGGTCAGCCACAGGGCGCGGATTTTCTTGTCCTGGGGACTTTGCGCCAGTGGACGCTTGGATTTGCCGGCGGCGTGGCGGACTTTGAAGCCCCGGCGTTTCATGTGGGCGAGGACTTTGTTGAGTTCGGCGTCGGTCAGATGGGTGCTGGTGTCCTGGCCGGTGCAGCTCACCAACAAGGCGCGGTAGGTGTCATCGTCCATCGCCAAATCACGTTTGGCGACGTGGATGAGCCGGATCAGGCGCGGGCGGAGATTGTGGGCGCGGGCGGGGTTCATGGGATGACTCCCAATGCCGGGCATGCCTTCGCACCATCCAAGCCACGATTGAGTTGTGCGTCCCTGCCCGCTCGATATCCGGCATTCACATCACCGTAATCCCGTTCAGACAGGTTTCGCTTTGTGTTGCGGTTACGCCCCTGAAAAGTCTCAAGTTTGCGTTTGTGTTCCAGATACGCTTTGACGCGCGACACGGACGCTTCATTGCCCGCGAACTCGTCAACGACTTCGGTGGCGGTCATCACCCAGCCTTCGCAAAACAAATCGGCGCGCCGGGTGCGGGTGGTGGTGCAGCGTTTCAGGGCGGTCTTGATGTAGTGGGCGCGCGCCTGTTTGGCTTGGCGGAACAGAACCTCGAACGCATAGCGGGCAATCTCGCCCGAAGGTGCCGCGCCGACAAACACCCAGTGGCCGACGGGGCGGGCGCACTGCAAAAACACCGCGCAATCGAAGGCGCGCGCGACGCGGGTGGCCAGTCCACATTCCCAGCGGGCAGGTTTATGTGCGGCACCGGCGCGGGTGCGTTCTTCCTGAATATTGGCGTGTGCAACGTCCAGATCGCTGATGCCGTGCAGTTGCATCAGCTTATGCGCCTGGCGCAATGCGGCGGCGGCTTCATGCTCGTTGCTGGACTTTGCCAGCGCCATGCACTTCTTGATTTTCTCGATGATTTTGTCACGGTCGATGGTGTTCATGACACCTCCTCCACCGCGATTCGACACAGTGGGATGCCGTCTTCTTCCAGAACAACCTCACCACCATTGAACGCGAGATACGCGGCGACAATGAGCCGGATCAGGCGCGGGCGAAGATTGTGGGCGCGGGCGGGATTCATGGTCAAGGCTCCATTACAGACTCGCCCAAATACACGGCGTGTTTCTTCGACCTTATAGGCCAGTGTTTTCAACACGCTCTCGTTGCATCCATCGACCTCTTCCCATTCTGCGGCGATGTCAAACAGGCGTTTGCTGATTGAGCGCAGCGTGCGTTGCTGATAACTTGCCAGTTGTTTGTTCGTTAACATCTTCATTTCGCCACCTCCACTTCAAACGGCTCGATGACAAAATCCTCGACGCCGGTGACGATGGTGATGCCCGCGATGCCGGAGACGGCGGCGGGGTCGGCGAGCATGGCTTCTTTGTTGGGCTCGTCTTTGCTGCGGATGAAGCGAGACAGGCCGAGTGAGCGCAGGGCGTCCAAGACTTTTTGCGCTGAACGGATGCTGACGCTCGGCGGGCGTTGACGCCATTTCACTAATCCGGTAATCAGGTTGGCTTCTTTGCCGCCGCCGGTGAGGAGTTCCGAACGGTGGGCTTCACACCAGACCTGAATGCCCGCTTGCAGGCGTTCGGCGCGGGTGGTGAGGGCCTCGATTTCGTCCTTGCGCGCGGCGGTGATGGCGGCGATCTGGTCGTTGATTTCGGTTTCGATGCGGATAAGGTCGCGCTGGGTGTCGCCCAGGGTGCGGATGGCATCCATCGTCGCGTCTTTGCTCTGGCAGACCCATTGTGCGGCGGTGGCTTTGGTGATCTTTCTGGGTTTGGCGGCCATGTCATGACTCCGGTGTGAGGTTGAGGTCTTGCAGCATTGCGTGCAGACGGGCGCGGTTTTGGGCGCGTTGTTCGGGGGAGAGCGGCGGCGGGGGTAATTGCGGTTGCGGCGGGCGATTGCCAAGGTGGTCGAGGTATGCTTTCGGTGTGGGCCAGCGGTCGCAGGTGCGCAGCAAGGCGGAGAAGGCGCGTTCCATGCGTGGCCGGTCTGCCGATTCATCCCATTGGCCGCGCGTCCAAAGGGCTTCCGTCCATGCGCCCGCAGTAGAGGTGAGGAGGTCTGCGGGTGGCGTTCCAGCCAACCGAATCAGCACCAACTTTTGCAGGCCAGTGCCGATCACCTCACGGAACCAGTCAGGCACCACGTTTGAAATCCTCCAGGGCTTTGAGTCCGACCAGCGTTTTCGATGCGATGCTGCTGATGCCAAACGACGGCGCATCATTCACAAGCTGCGCAGCCGAAGGCCGATAGCTGCCGATCACTTCATACAGCCAACCGTGGCTCTTCAATGGGGTTTTCAGGCGTCCGCTATCGCGTGCAGCGAGCGCTTGTTCAACCGCCCAAGTCCACGCCTCGCGCGGTGCATCGAATATCTGCCCATTGCGGGTAATGCGCCCTGATTGGATGTCCGGGACAAGCTCGCCCAATAACTTTCCAACCCTGTCCATCGACAGCTCGCGCGTATCCGGGCGGAACAGCGCCAGATACCTCACCAGCGCCGCACCCAGCGGGCCGGACAGCCGGAACGCGGCCATCAAGGCATCACGCGCGCCCTCATGCGCGATCAGCGCATCCAGCGATACCGTGGCTCCACAGGACGGGCAGCGGGTTTTCATGCGCCGGTGCCGAAGGTCGGGTGGACGGAAGCCAGACGCAATACCGGGGCGGCGGCCTGCCGGGCCTCACGGTCTTTGCGTTCCCACAGGCCATGCCATTTCCAGCGCGCAGCCAAACCCCGGCGCAGACGTTCAAAGTATTCAGTCGAATGCTCATTGCGCCAGGCGCGCAGTTTTTTCAGGTAAGCCGCGCGGCGCTCGCGGTTGCGCTGGTCAATCTCGGCCTGTTGTTCGGCGGTCAGGCAGTAGACATTGAGCAAGTCGGGTGACATGGCACTTTCTCCTTACACGTCGTGAATGATGTCGGCGGTCACTTGTGGCGCGCCGTGCTGTGCCGCGAGGTTCAGTGCGGCGGTGGTGAGGTTGTGGACGGCCAGCGGGTACAGCAGGGTGTGCGCGGTATGGCCGCGCGGGACGGGCGGCGCGAGGCGGGAGTGAATGGCCTGAATCGCGCTGTCGGCAATCACGCTGTTCAGCGATACGCCTGCGGACTTGAAGCGGAAGGCGAGGTAATCGCTCAATTGCCCGCCAAGCGCAGGCAGGGTGATGACCTCGCAGCGCTGCACCACTTCGCGCACCGCCGCGTTTTGCTCGGAGAGTTTTTCTGCGAGTTCCGGCTGCCCGATCAACAGAATCGACAGCAGCTTGGTAAACCCGACTTCCAGTTCGGTAAAGCGCTTGAGGTGCTTCAAGGTCGCAATCGGCAGCGCGTGGGCTTCTTCGATAATCAACACATGGCGATGGCCGGATTGATGCGAGGCGATCAGTTCCTGATGAATCTTGCGGAAGCGGGTTTCGCTGGATGACGGCACCCGCATCTGCGGCGCGATTTCGGCCAGAATGGCTTCTGCAATATGCGTGGCGCGCATGACGTTGCCGCGTTCGCTGCGGTCATCCATGCCCAAGACCGAATACGGCTGGATAATCCGCACCGGCTCGCCGTCCTGGGTGATGCGCTCAATCAAATCCCGGCGCAGGGTGGATTTGCCCGAGCCGGATTCGCCGATCACCGCCATAAATCCCCCGC